GCCCTTCGATCTTGTTGTTGGCCTTTTCTGGCCGGGTTGGCTCTGGCTCCAGGCTTACGCGGGTCAAACTGATGTCGCGATACAGGCCTGCATCAATGCGTTGGTTGAATTCAAACTCAGTGATGTCATGAATCTCTGCAGCGCGCTGTGCGGTGTAAAAACTTGTGGCTGCAAACGGGATCAGGACCTTGTCGATGGGCAAAAACTCTGCCACCGGGCGCATTTTTTTGTCATCCCAGTACAGTTTGAGATACTGAGAGCCGCCAAGGGGCAGTTGCGTGAGCAGTTGCTCTTGCTCATCGCGGAATTCTTCGATCTGCTCGATAAGCTGCCAGTTCATCCAATCGCGTTTGCGCTCTGCACGCTTGGTTTTCTCCTCGTCAGTCTCGCCAAGGATCTTGGTTTTGACCGGGCCATCAGGTGGGAATAGCTCCTTGATGGTCCTCGAGGCAAAATCCACGCAGGCTTCAGCAATAACGGGGTGGACTACCTTGCTGGCACCGAAGAAAGTAGCGCCACCAGGGGCGTCTTTGCCCATGCCCGTGCGCTTGATACCCTCTTCGTACTGCTTATCGCGGTCCTCGCGTGCTGTTTTGTCCTTATCCAGCAGGTTTAAGTAGCGCGATGCCATAGCATCCAGCGTAATGGGATCTATAACTTCTGCTAAGTTCTCGTAAAAGTCGGGATCTTCCAGCGGCCCTTTAGTGCTTGGCATGTAAACCACTGCCGAGCCATCGGGAAGCTCTTCAATCTCAGCCTCTTCATCAGGCAACTCGGCTGACATATCAGCGACGGGCACCTCGTCATCGGCCATACCGCTGATAAAGCGGCCATAGTCCTGCTCGATGGGCATCTCAGGCATGTTTTTTCCTTAGTAATTCAAGGCGCATTGCGTCAAGATTGTTTGAAATACGAACCTTGCCACCCTTTTTATATTCATCTTCCTGCATTGCTGCGGCGCCAAGACCTGCTGCTATTGGTATTGCTGACTTAAATGATGTTGATCCTGTGTTGCCCAAAGAGCCTTTCATTGATAAAGAATCTCTTTGCGGCCCAGTTAAAGCATCTAACAATCTAACTGATGAAGCATTAAAAAAACTTTGAATATTTTGCATTTCTTCAGGTGGTATATTGCCTTTGCTTATTAGCACGGCATTGTTTGCATTGGCCCTTTCTAAGCCCTTAAGAATATTAATGGCAGTGCCAGATTTTCTTAAGTTAGAAAACTGCGCGGCATCAATAGGCATAAAACCAACAGGATAATTTTGGTTGTTTAGCAGCAATACTCCAGTCTGATCGCCAATAAATTTATCTGCAAACTTTGCAATATCTTTTGGGCCTTGAAACTGAGTTGCATCCATGACCTGCGCTTTTTTCAAGGTGCGCTCAACCATGTCAATTGATTTATTGCGTATTGCTGGCGGTATTTTTGTATCTTTTGAAGATGATTTGCTTAATGGATCATAAAACGCAAATTTATCCTTTCCTATAGCTAACATGCCTCGCATTTGAACGCCAGTGTCCTGAGTCATGTTTAACAAGACATCAGCAAGTCTTTCGTCTGCATTTGATAATTGTGAAACGCCACTTGGATGATTGTGTGAGATGTAAAAACCTTTTGCGCCAGGTGTATTGGCAATGGCGCCGACAAGTGAAAACGGTTCAGCGGAGGATTGATTGATCAACCCTACGGTATGCCTGATAACCTGAATTGGCTTGTTGTTCTCATCAACCACGACAGCTACAAGTTGTTCTTGTGGAGACTTGCGTAAGCCTGCCGTAAGATGGGCTACTTGCTCTGGGGTTTCGGCAACATCAAATCCTGTCCTAACTGGCTTGACAGTTGAAAATCCTGTTGTTGTGGCAAATTGTCCAGTTGGCAGTTGTACGGTGGTGATGGGTTGTATGTTGTTAGGGGTAGGAATTGATGGCACTTGTCCAGGTAAGGAACTTGGTTCTCTGACATTTAATTTTCCTTTTTCTGCCATTTCAGCAGTCATTTCTGCGATGCTTTTTGGCGCAGCCTTGCTGATCTGCTCAACTGGCTTTGCAGTCAGTTGCGCAGCCTCTATTGCTGGCTCGGCAATTTTTGCCGTTTTTGCAACCCTGCCTATCGTCGCTGGCAAGCCAAGCATAGGAATCATTGATAGGCCTTGGCCAATCTTCTGAAGGTCGGTTGATCCTGCGCCAGACATATAGCCTTCAGCAAGTTCACCTGCGCCTGATGCAATGCGTCCAATAGGGCTTTCCTCAAGCGCTGTAAGCGCTTGCTGTACATCTTCTTTACCTTGGCCATAACCAGGCAATGAACTAACGCCACGCGGTGCTGTGCGGCCAAAGAATTGGTCGGTAGAGCCACCAGCTTGCATTCGTGGCGCTCTCATTAGCTCAAGCAACATCGTGTCAGGGTTGTCAGATATGTGAACTCGCCTTATGGCACCGCCTTGCTTATACGGGGTTACTGGTACTTTTCCAAAGAGCACAGCGCTTGGCTTAGTAGATTGTGGGCTGATATACCCAGCGTAACCATAGTCGCGAATCAGGCGCTCAAGCGCATTGGTTGCTTCGGCAGGTTGCGCCAATCCTTTGTTGCTGCTTGCCGTCATGGGTATGCGTGTTGTCTCTCTAGCCAACATACTGAGCATGAGCGGATCAGCCGATAAGTCATAAAGGTTTTCGCCCATGGCACGATAACGATGTGGACCCAAGCCAGGCTCAGGCGTCACGCTTTCGTCGGTGTAAAAATATGTCCTTGGCCTTACTGATCCCTTCTCGCCCAAGCGAGCAGCCTCTTCACCCTTGATACCTGTGCCGTAAAACGAAGGATCTGTTTCCGTTAGTCCAGCTTGCTTGCTGAAATGCATCATGGGCATACTTACCGAAGTACCCTCTTCAGGCCTGATGAGCGATCGCAAGTAATCAGGCATCTCACCCTCGTACTTGGTGCTAATGAATTCGGGTGGCAGGAGCACGGGCTTTTGTGGCGCAAACTGGAAGCCATTCCAGGCCTCTTTTAACTGACCATCAATCTCCTTGACCAGGCCTGTCTTGCCACGGCGATTAGCTTCGTAACGCTGCATGTTCAGTTCGTTGATAGTGCGTTTGAGTGCCGCATTCAATGGCGTGTAGTTAACCGTGCTGTTCTGGCCTCGCGTCTCTGCGCTCATTGCAAGTTGCGCTAATGGTGAGTACATCTGACTGTGTGCAGCCCAAGCTATTTCCTCCCCTTTGGGCCCAAACTCGTTGCCGTGGACGGCATGGCCAAAGAAGTCATGCACAGCGCGGAACTTCTCGTTCTCGTTCAGGCCCGTGATCGGATCAACATCTTTCAGGTAAGGATGCTCGTCACCACCTTGGAAGACATACAGGTGCTTGTTGCCGTAGACATCCTGCAGCATTTGCTTGCTGTTGCGATAGTTGCCCTCGCCTGCGCGATGATACGAAAGGTTGATAGGCAAGCGCTTAAATTGCTCATCGGTCTCTTTGGCTAGCTGCCTGTATGAGGCGGCCAGCAATTCATCGTAGTTCTTTGCCCCTGACTGCTGAATGACTTCAGGCATTTGGCTTGCATACTGATCGAAGATCGTCTGCTTGTAAGCAGGGTCCTCGGTGGTCGCAAGCATGAAGGCGCGACCGATAGGCGCTTGCTTGAGGATTGAACTTTCAGAGATTTCTGGCGGTTGGTAAGGCCTGCCAAAGGCCTCTTGCACATAAGTATCTGCCGACTGACGAACAAAGTTCGTCGGGTCAGACATTACTTGGCGTACTGTTTCATCCGTAATTGGTTGCGGAACATCGCTTCCAGTTCCTCCTGCGGGACGCTGTCTGGCTTCAAGCCCATCGCTTTCGAGCGAGCCTCGACGCTCTCCTGCAGGCGCTTGAGAGACGCTAGGACGGACGCGGTAGAACGGTCCTTCTGTGGTTGTTTCATATGACACCCCTTGAGCAGGTATTGTCGCAGCCTTTGGTGCTGAGACTTCAGGAATATTTGTTTTGGTTGCGGTTTTCGCTACATCTTTAACTGCACCCAAGGCACCAGGCATAGCCGCTGTGGTCCATAGCTGGGGCAAAATAGGTGGCAGCTTGGACTCGCGCAAAAGGCGCTCTAAGCCCTCGGCAGTGCTCTCGAGGTACTCAGGGCCAAGCTCGGTCTGCATGGGCCTCATATCGCCTGTAATGAACTCCTGAGAGGCTTCTAAGGCGCGTTGCAGTGGGCTTGTGTCTGAAGGGTCGCCACTCTTCATTGCTTCCTTGATGAAGGCGCCAGCAGTGACGGCAGGTGACACCAAGGTGCGGCCAGCAATTGGTAGGCCTGTAAGTGCGGCGTCGATGCCACCAGCCAGGCGCGGGGCCACTGTCTCGATGTCTTGCAGGATATTGCCTTGGCCATAGCCTGGTAGCGATGACACACCACGCTTTGGTGTCTTGCCCATAAAACGATCTAAGGGGCTTCCACCGTCTTGCATGTTGACACCGTACAGAGCCTCGAGCAGTCGTTTGGGATTGGGCATCATCAGCCTCCGTTTGCGCGGGATGATAACTCGGCATTCCGTTCAGGCATAGCCTTCCCAGGGGTGGAAGCTAACCACCCTCGCCCACAAGGCGCATTTGATGTGCCTGCCAGCGTAGCCTTGAGCCAGCGATTCCTTCCATGCACTTGCTGTCTACCACCCTGATCAAGTGCATGTTGCCCGATACCTCGCTGAGAGTTCAGATGGCGTGCGACAGGGGTTAGTGCCAGCCAGTGTTTAACTCCGAGCAGCCCATGCAGGCTCATTGCTATCGTGCGGAGTACGGACTGTGCATAAACAAAAAAAGCCGTTTGGTCTGCGCCCTGGTGGTGTTCCCTTGTAGTGAAAGGTACAAGGGCAGGACGCATACCGAACGACTCTATCTGCACCACACAGACACCATCATTGTGGCTAAAGTTGCTCATGGCGTCAACTGGCATAGGGATTGGTCCTCGTGATGCCTGCGTCCACATAGTCCTCGGGATCGTAATCATCAGGCGGTAGCGGGTCGATGTTGAGCCAGCTTGCATCCCTGAGGTATCTGAGCGCCTGGCTGAAACTGTCGCAAAAGTCATCGTGGTCGGTATTCGGAAAGCTGCAGATCTGCGTGACCATCGCCTCAGCCCAGTCGCGGACATAACCCGGCCTATTGCTGGACTCGGGCACATACACGCGGCCAGCCTTCACGATGTTGGCCACAATCGATAAGCGCTGAATCTTGTCAGCCCTGCCGGGGTTGTAAGCCCTCACTGGGATGTGTGCGCGCTGCAGGTCTTGGATCAGCACGATGCCAGCGGCTTTGTCCTCGACCAGGACCAGGTCCACCTTCTTGGCCGTCTTGCCCTCGCCAAAGATGATCTCGTACTCGTCAATGACCTTGGGCTTAAGATCGGGGTACTGCAGCCGATCTTGCCAGGCGTCGATGATCAGTACGCACATGCCACCGTCCTGGGGCTTGAAGACACCGAAAGTGATGCTTGCGGTGGGATCGTTGACCGTCTTCTCGGTGAAGGCGCAGTCATAGCTCTGGACCACAAACTCGAGCTTGGGTATGGGTTTGTCAGCAGGCCAAAGCTTGAACCAGTCGCGCTGCACGATACCGCCCTCCTCGGGGTCGATGATCTCAGCGTAGATTTCCTGGCGGCCAAGCTTGGTGCCTTCGTACTGCAGGATCTGGCGCTTGAAGTTCTCGGACAGGTTATCCAGGTTTGAGTAAGTGCTGGCAGTGGTAAGCACCACATCGTCGCCCTCGCGGCTGATCAGGTCGATGATCAGGTCCTTGGGCTTGGGTGTCGTCGTGCAGATCAGCCTGGTCTTCATGTCATGCAACTTTAGTCGCATACCAAACTGGATCTGGTCCCAGGCTTCCTGAATGTACTCCCAGGCGGCAAGTTCATCCAACCACCCGCCGTGGAATTGCGGACCGCGGAAGCGCTCAGGCTCCGAAGCGGGTATGCCTTTGATCAGCGAGCCGTTGGTCAAGCGTAGCTCGTGCAAGGCCTTGTTGTAATCAGCGATCAGGACCGCAGGAATCACGCTCAGGAGGCCCGAATCACCCTCGAAGCATGTACCCCTCACATCACTACTCGTTGGCGCCGCCACGAGCCATCTGGTGGCTTTGTAGGACTGTGCCCACCAGCCGATCTGCTCCGCAGCCGTCCTGGTCTTGCCGGCACCGCGGCCTGCAAGCATCAGCCATATGGACCACCAGTCACCGTGCGGTAGGATCTGGTGCTTGAGTGCTCGTGTGAGCCACATCATGCGCCAGGACCAGGCGGCAGCCGCTTGTGGCTCTAGCCTGGTGTACTGCTCGCGGATCTGTGGATCTTTGAGCAGGACCTCAAGATCACTTGTCCCCAAGTTGCCTCTTGCTCTCGAGGTTCTTTAACATGGCGTCAAAGATGCTGATGTCAGCCTGCATGGCCACGGGATTGTCAGCGTCACCAGCGTGAGTGAGGCGCTCACCGTACTTCTTGGGATTCCACTTGGCCAGCAGCTTGAGCCGTGTCTCGATCTGCAGCTTACGGTGACCAAGCATGTCTTCCCTGGTAACCGTGATGCCATCTTCAGTCTCAACTTGCTTGGTGCCCCACTTAGGCGTGTCAGCTAGCTCGAGACATTCCTCGGCCATCTTGTCGTAGCCGATTTCGCGTGCGCGTGCGATTGCTCTGGAAAGACCGACGCCCTCCGCACCCAAAGCATCATCTCGATACATCCAATCGTAGATTGTTTGCCATGCTGGCATACCCTCATCTCTGCATATCTGTCTTAATGGCTCAGCGTTACTTAAGCGCTCCACAATCTCTTGGGCGATCTCAGGGGTGTATTTGCTGGGGCGGCCAGTTTTCTTGGGCGCGGGTTTTGGCGCGGCCTGGGCTTTGGGTTTGGCGGGTTTGGGCATCACATCTTCCAGTGACATAAGATCCGCTGATGATAGGGTTTTGGTGGGCTGGTGGCAATTACTTGCGCAAGGCAAGCTCTAACTGCTTGATTTTACTACAGCTTTACCAAAAAAAGAACCCCCATTGCGGGGGTGTAACTCTGTTGGGAAGTACAGAGGGGATCTCAGGAAGAACACCAACATGGACTACAACTCAGAGTCTAAATCCTCCCCGTCGTCTTGGCAATCCTCTTCACGCTCAGCACGCTCGCGCTCACGATAGTACTCATACAACTTGCGGTCCAGCCATGCGTCATAATCCATTTGTTTACTCCAGGCTGAGAAAGGTGTTGATGGCATCGCGCAACTCAATGACTTTGTCGCG